TTCGCCGTGCGGAACTCGACGAGACGTGGAACAAGGAGGAGATCGAGCGTCTTGCGACCAACAACGGCGTGGACGAGTTGCGCGACAGCCGCGACATCCCGGAACGCTACGAACTCGCGATCTACGAGATCTGGGTTCCGGAACTGGATCCCATGGCTGCGGAACTGATCGACGAGGTGACGGACTCGGCGCTTTTCAACGGCACGATCTACACGATCGCCAAGTATCAGGGCGGGTCGGACAACTGCCAGTGCGAGTTCATCCGCAGGCCGCTGCCCTACTACGGGCCTTCGACTGGCCCGTACACGATCTTCGGCGCGTTCAGCGTCCCGAACGACCCATACCCGCTGTCCCCGATCGTCGCCTGCCGCGACCAGATCGAGTACTGCAACGACATGGCGAAGAGCCAGCAGGAGAACCAGAAGCGGTACAAGCGGATTCTGGTCGGCGACGCCAAGAACCCCAAGTTCCTGCAGGACGTCGTGAACGCCCCCGACATGTATGTCTTTGCGGAGGCAGGACTTGACGCTCGCAGCCTGCAGCCCGTCGAGGTCGGCGGCTCGACGAACCAGCACATCCAGTCGGTCGAGACCGCCAAGGAGCGGCTGGACAGGGCGCTCGGCATGTCCGACGCCATGCGCGGCAACATTGCCGGGTCGGCGAGCGCGACGGAGGTCGCGGTGGCGGAGTCCGCCAGCACCATGCGGATTGCCCACCTGAAGCGTGCGTTTCAGGACAGCATGGATCTCGTGCTGCGGAACGTGGGCTGGTACATGTTCCATGACGGTCGCGTGACGCTCCCTGTCGGAGGGGAGGACACTGCCGCCATGGGACTGATCGATCCCGTCTTCGTCGGCGGGTTGAAGGTGGGGGCGTGGGAGGACATGCAGATCGACGTGGACGCCTACAGCATGGAGCGGACGAGCGAGATGCTTGCCCAGCGCCGCGCCGTGGAGACGTTTCAGGTCGTCACGCAGGCCGCGCAGGCCATGCCCATGATGCCGTGGGTCAAGTGGAAGGATCTGCTTGGCTTCCTCGGGGACGCCCAGAACGTCCCGCAGATGTCGGAGTTCATCGACGACAGCCAGATGCAGCAGGTGCAGCAGTCCATGGCGGCTCCCCAGAATCCGCAAGGGGGGGGTGTTCCGCAAACGGCTGCGCAGCCGTCTCCTACTGGTGAGGCTCCCGCCGTCCCGCCGTCCGCGCAGGCGGCACTCCAGAGCGCGCGGAGCAGAATGTGATGCCGTCATACGACTTCGTCAACTCCGAAGGAACCATCGTCGAATGCGTCTTCGCCATGCGGGACGTCCCGGCGATCGGCTCGACGTATGAGCATCCGGAGTTCGGCACGATCGTCCGCGTCGCCTCGGCGTCGCAGATCAGCCCGAACTTCACCACGGGAACCTATCCCTACGTCAGCCATGCACTTCCGCGCAATCTGCCGGGAGTCAAGTGCGACGCCAAGGGGCATCCGATCATCCACAGCCGTCGCGAGGAACGCAACGTAGCGTCCCGGCACGGCTATGTACGAGCAGAGGACTGACATGGACAGCGACGCTGAACCCATCGTGCAGGCCGAGACTCCGTCCAGCGGGGCGGAGGAGCAGGTCAAGCAGGACACGACGCAACCCATCGAGGCCGAGCAGGCTGAACCGATGGACGATGACGATCTTGTTCTGCAGCAACTGCTCGACGAGTTGTCCGCAGAGGAAGTTCCGGCATCCAACGAGGATTCGTCCTCGTCCGATCCGGAGCCAGTCTCGGAGACTCCCGCATTCGACCGTGACGCGGTCGCCAAGATCCTGAAGAGGGATGGCGTACCCGACGAGATCATCCGCACCGCGACGCCGGAGACCCTGTCCAAGTGGGCAGAGGCTGCTTCCAAGCGTCAGAAGGACGTTGACTCGTATGGCGGTCGTCTGAAGGAACTGGAGGCACGTCTCGCGAGCGCGCAGCCGGAAGCGGCGGTGCAGGCCAACACGCCTGCAGTCCCGCAAACCCCGGCGGATCCGTTCGCGCAGATGGCGGCGGTGTACGGCGAGGATCTCGTCGCTCCCGTCCGCGCAGCCTTCGTTTCCCAGCAGCAGCAGATGCAGGAGCAGATGCTGCTTGCGCAGGCCCGTGCCGCCGATTCCTCGCTGCGAGTCCAGTACGGAGCCAAGGCTCCGTCGTGGGACACCGTCGTGGCGAAGATGTCGGAACTCGGGGCTGCAACGCCCGGTGGATATGCAAGCGTCGATGCACTCGCCGCTGCTGCCTATCAGGCAATCGTTGGATCGAAGCCGTCCACGTCCGTGAACCCGCGTGCCAACCAGCCGACCGCACCGAAGGGTGGGCCTGCCCCGGTGAAGCCGCCTCCGCGCGACGAGGACGACGACATCCTTGACCAGATCATCTCTGGCGGCGGCACGCGCCTCCGCCCAGCAACCAGAAAGTAAGGAGGAAGGCACATGCCTTCGATCACCCAGTTCAATGACTTCATGCAGAGCACTGGCCCTGCGTACCTGAAGTCCGCAGATGCAGTCATCAACGAGGCCGTCAAGAACAACTACGTCCTCTCCCGTCTTCTCAAGGAGAAGGCCAGCGAGACTCTCGTTCAGGGCGGCACCACCGTCAAGGACGTGATCGTCTTCGACGACGCCTCGACCTACCAGAAGTACCAGCCCAACGACACGTTCACTTGGACGAACCCGCAGGTCACCGACACGCTGACCGCGCCGTGGCGTTTCTCGATGGACTACATGTCGTGGACTGATCAGGAAGTCGAACTCAACGACGGCGACGCCAAGGTCATGTACAAGCGTCTCAAGCGCGTCAAGGAGATGCGCATGTGGACGTCCATGCTCAACGGCATGGAGAACGACCTCTGGCAGTCCTCGTTCGGCAACGAGACCGCGATGGAAGGTTCGGGCGGCAAGGAGCCTTACGGCCTCCCCGCGTTCATCACCGAGAACGCCACGTTCACGACTCTGCTCGGTGAGCGCGGCGGCAACCCGTATAACTCGTCCGGCACCCGCTGGACTTCGGTTCTCGGCATCAACCCGTCCAACGATCCCCGGTGGACGAACCAGATCTCGTTCTACAACAAGACGCTTTCCCTGACCGACAACCCGGTCACCAAGGCTGCTGGCGACTACTACGGCCACAACGCGAACGCATCGAACACCCGCACGGTGTTCAACCTGTTCGGCGCGTTCGACGACATGTACCTGAAGGTGATGTTCAAGGCTCCTCTGACCCAGCGTCAGTACTTTGAGGAGACGACCTTCCAGCGCCAGATGATTCTGTGCTCACGTCTCGGCATGAATCAGTACAAGCGGACGCTGCGCATCTCCAACGACATGCTGGTCAATCCGCAGGATGCCGCCTACAACACTCCGACGTTCTCCGGCATTCCGCTGGAGTACTGCGCGAACCTCGACGACGCGGCGATCTTCCCCGCTGCCGCGTCCGGCACCAGCCCTGCTGACACGCTGGCTGGCCGCAACAACACCACGTCCGGTCACACCGCTGCGGCGGTCGGCACGGAGACGGGTTCCGGAACGATCGACAAGGGTGCTCGGTACTACTTCATCAACGGTCAGTACCTCACCCCGATCTTCCACACGACCCGTTACATGAAGAAGCACGACGTGATGCGTCACCCGAACCAGCCGTTCACTTGGGTGCAGCCTGTCGATTGCTGGTGGAACCTGTTCTGCAACAGCCGCCAGCGTCACGGCATCATTGCTCCGCTTCTCACCTGATTACGCAACGGGGGCGGGAGCGATCCCGCCCCCTCCACCTCACAAGGAAGGAATACTCACATGTCGGTCATTCTTGAAGCATCTAATCACGGAACGCTCGGCATTCAGCCGAATCCTCTCATTCTGTCGTTCCGCAACAAGGATGCGTCTGCTATCGCCCAGTGGGCGCTCGTTCGTCTTGACTTTGCACAGACGAGCGAACAGCCCGGTCAGGGCGATGCTGCGCTTGGTGCTGCATCCACCTCGAAGTGGGCAAACGTCACTCTCGCTCCCACTACGACTGCCGCTGCTAGCGGCGGTATCTATGGGGTCGCGCAGGAAGCGATTCCTGCTGGTGGCGTTGGAAAGGTGATGCTTGCCGGAATTACGCAGGCAACCAGTGCCTCTCTCACCTATGCCGTTGGTGAAGCAGTCGGTCTGACTGGCACTGCAATCACCGCTGGAAACGTCAGCAATGCAACGGTTACCACGAAGATTGGCATCTTCGTCGGTACTGCTGGAGCATCAACTGCTCCTCGCATCCTGCTGAACGGCAGCATCTCGTTCGGCACCTGATAGTGCAACCATTCACCACTGGCCGGGGAAACCCGGCCAGTGGAATTACCCATGCTTACCTACGGCGATCTCAAGAACCACGTCCTGCTTGCCATCGGCGGTCGTCCATCGACGGCCTCCGGGCAGACCGTCGCGGAACGTCAGGCGGAGATCATCAACACCGCAGGGGAGCATCTGTTCACCCATCCGTGGAAGTTCCGGGAGGCGACCTCGACCGTCACGACGGTCGTGTCGCAGTCCTACGTCGCGCTTCCGTCCGACTTCGCTGAACTGACGCAGGTCTGGAAGGACGACTATCCGCTGTGGATCCAGTCTCCGGAGGAAGTCGAGACGGCTCGCCAGACCAACTACCCGGATTTGACGTGGCGTGCCTACGTCAAGACGGTGCTTCCGACGACGCTTGCCCCGACGCAGTCGTTCCGTCTGGAGTTGTATCCAACGCCGACCACCGCAGAGCCGCTGAAGGTTCTGTATCGAATCGGGTGGCAGTCCGTCACCAGTTCGACGGCGACCTCGGAGGTCATCTCGATCCCGAAGCACGTCGAGGCGACGCTCATCTCGTATGTCCGCGCGGTCGCGGAGGCATACGAGGACGGGCAGCAGAGCCAGCGATTCGCGGAAATCGAGGCTGGCCCGATCTTCGGAGCGGCCAAGCAGAAGGACGGAATGGTGCAGAGCCATTTCGGACAGGTACAGCCGAACCTGTGGCGTTCCGGAACCCGGAACGGCCCGGGCTTCATCATCCTCAACCCAGTGCAGAATCCCTCGTAAGGAACCACCATGAGCCTTCTCGGAATGATGTCAACCGTCACCGCCACGCGAACCGTTCCGGCGGTACTTGAACTTGCGACCTCGTCTAACATCACGGCAGCGTCGTCTGCGACGGCACGAGTGGCTACGGCTACCAAGCCTACGACGACCGGAAACAGCATCGTCATCGGCACGAACATGAACTACCTCGTGCTGCAGACGCTGAATACGGCATCGGTTGCCCTGACCTGCTACGCGATCGGCTGGACGTACTCGACTGCTGTGTCGCTCTGGATTCCCAAGTTGCTGACCAAGTTCACCGTGACGTGCAGCACCACGTCTGGATCAGCCGTCAGCAGCCTTCGCCCCGGTCGCGACTACCTGAAGAGCCTTGGCGACCTGAAGATTTACAACGGCGAGGAAGCGTCCTGCCCGGGCGGCTTCGTGATCATCGACCTCGCCGGAAGCGAGATGGTGGAGTTGCAGATGGTTGCCGCAAGCGGCAGCGCCAACGCCCTCATCGGATTCATCTGATGCACGCACGCAACCGGACATGGCTGCTCGGCTCTGACCCGGTCGAGCGTTGTCGGCAGCGCACGCTCCCGGTAGAGGGCGGTGACGGCTCCACGCTCTCGCTGGACTTCACCACGGGTGTCCTCGACCCGCGCCTGACGTTCACGCGCAGCACGACCGGCACGTTTACTAATGCAAGTGGTCTTGTTGCAAGCGCGGCAATTAACACTCCCCGCTTCGACTACGACCCGACCACGCGCCAGCCTCGCGGACTGCTGATTGAGGGAAGCGCGACGAACCTTGCATTTTGGAGTGAGAACATCAACCCAAACGCGGCTCCGCAGAACGTCTATTGGACTGTTTCCGGAACTGGAGCATCGGTAACTCCAACTTCGCAGAC